CCGTGCACTATATGATGCATGGAAGGCCGGATCAGCGGAGCAATGGCTCTCGCGTGGTCAAGGTGCCAATGAAGATGAGATGCTGGAAGGCCCACGATGGGTCGGTCAGCGTCATGATGACGATGAAGAGTTTGAGTCCAAGGATTTTCGGAAGTTTCTGCAGGAGTGCAAGAAGACGGGCGACACCCATGAGGTGTGGCTGCCAGAGGCAGTCGTCGTCAACTTCGAGCGCCTGGAGGGAGCGGTGAGGCTGAAGAAAGAAGTTTCGGAAGCTAAGTCGTCAGTGGTGAAGTCTCGTAAGAAATCACAGTCGCTCAAAGAAGCGAGCTGGGTTGTCGAGCAGACATGTCACTACTGCAAGGTGAAAGGACACATCAAGGAGAATGGCGGAATCATTACCTGCCCGAAGCTCAAGAAGCTTTTGGCGGAGAAGACGAAGTCGGAATCTAAAGATGCGGATAAGCCGAAGACGGAAAAGTCGGAAGCTAAAATCAACGGTGAGCAATATCGGACACAGGATGTCGCAAAGTCTACGGGCTGGGCTGAATGTGGGCACAAAGAGATTAATTTCACAGCGTGCTTGAATGGACTCATCGTTTCCGGACATCTTTTGGTGGAGGGTGAATCCCATGTCACTTTCTACCATTCGGTTTGTGCGAAGGAAGGTTTGAAGATACCAGTGGAGAAGGGCAAGAAGATTGCTCGTGATACCCTGTTGTTTCCTCGACCCCCTGCCTGGTCAGCTGAAAACTGTCCTAACCTGAGAACATCGTCCCCTGTGGTCGGTGAAAAGGTGAAATTGATCGCATACCCGGATCGTGCGGCTGCCCTGTTGGGTAGACCGTCAGATGATTCTGGTGTGGTCAAGGCTGTTATCGCACTGCCAAATGAGGAACGTGGTTTCTACAATGTGTCGTCTGTTGACGGCAATTGTGGTGCTCCAGCGTGCAACGCATCAGGAAAAGTGGTGGGATGGCATAACGCGACAACAGATCGCGAGACCATCTTCATCCCCTGTACTGCGCTTGTCGTTCAGCTGGCCACGTCATCGCCTCCATCTTTTTAGATGGCCCGTTGCCCGACACTGACGTCTGGGCGGCCTGGTACTCTAAGTACCTTGACCGCACGGTCTTCTATGCTCGTGGTTTTATGTTCAATGGGTTTGATGTACGGTCGGTTGAGTTCCGGCAGTACTTCAAGAAAGGCAATTTTGATTATGTGGGACGGGTGAATCGGCATTCGAATATGCGTTCATCTGAAACACTCAACTCATCGTTCACCAGCTTTTGCCAGTTGAAGGGAATTCCAATCCCGGATGGTTATCGGCAGGTGCGCCCAAATATGGACGCTTCGTTCAAGTCGGTTGCAAAATACGACAAGAACCAGCCTGCTCTGGATGAGCAGGCTTGGTCTATGGCGGGTGAGTGGACCAAGCAGCACTTCATGTGCATGCTTGGGTCACGTGAGACGTCTTTGGAGGGCGTGCTGGCGGAGATGGATAAATCTACGTCTGCAGGCTATCCGTGGAACTTGAAGTTCAAAAACAAGCGTGATTTCTTGGATGACCCAGTTGCTGTGCAAGCGCTGAGTGATTATTGGACTTTGATCGCGCATCCTCAGGATGTTATGGTGCCTATATGGACCTGCTCGCAGAAATGCGAGTTGCGATCGGTGGAGAAGCTGGCGGAGAATAATATTAGAACATTTCTCGCGTCACCCTTTGAGCATTCGTCTTCACTGAATAGATTGTGTCTCGATATGAACAATCGGTTCTACGACAATGCTGGCGATCGGATTTGGTCCATCGTTGGTATGTCAAAGTTTATGGGAGGCTGGGACAAAATGTACAACCGTCTAGCCCGAAAGGGTGATGAGCGTTCGGTGCAATTCGAAAGAAATGCGCATGAGCTCGACGAGAGTCAGTTTGATTCTAGCCTGTTCGCGCGTGCTCTGTATGGGCAGCGTGACATTCGGTGGAGTATGCTCTGTGAAGAGGACCGTACCCCTGACAATTGGCAGCGCTTAACCGCTTTGTACGATTCGGTCGTGCATTCAGTCATTGTCTTGGAAAATGGTGAACTAGGGCAGAAACACACTGGCAATCCGAGCGGCAGTAGCAACACGATCGTGGATAACACCATGATTTTGTATCGACTATTTGCGTACGCTTGGATTGTCTTGGCAATTGAGGTCGGGCGTGAGCCTGATTATCAAGACTTCAGCAGTAATGTTGAGGCAGCACTGTGTGGTGATGACAATACATATACGTGTAGTGATGAGGTGGTGGAGTGGTTCTCCCCTGCCGGCATTGCACGAGTGTGGTCATCGATCGGTGTTACAACCAAGACTCCATGTTTTCAGCCAAGACCGTTGAGTGAGGTGCAATTCCTCTCCAACGGCTTTGTGTTCAATCACGAGCTGGGCATGTGGATGCCAATTCCGGAATCTGAGCGTGTGCTTTCGAGCATGGCTTGGGGGTCTGATATTGACGATGTCAGATGGCACTTCCTGCGCGCTTGCGCGCTTCGTATGGATTCCTATTATAATCCCACTTGTCGCAGTACGCTGTCGGCCTATATCGTGTGGCTTGCCAATGAGCATAAAGCACAGATGTATGGTTCAGTTCAGCGCAACTCCGGTGATATTACAATGGAGATGATACGTAGTAATTGGAAGTCGGATCTTTGGATTGAGGGTCTGTATGGTGGTCACGAGTCGGCCGACTCGGAACGAGGAGCCGCGGCGCAAGTTTCGCTCTCGTTTAAAATTTTAGACCAACAGCAATCTCTCGTGTACAATTCGCTTTCCTACGAGCGTTTACAGTGCAAGATTCAATCTAATTCAAGGATGGGCAAGAAGGCGAAAGCCAAGAAGGCCCAGAAGCAGGCTGCTGCTCACGCTATCTCTGCGCCGAAGCAGAAGAAGAAGAAGAGCAAGCAGTTAGGAAAATCCGGTGCCATGAGAATGGTGCCGGTTGGACCAAGCAACAATGTTGTTTCGTCCAAGAAGGCTGGACTCATGAATCATATGGTTTCGGGCGCAACCACGCGCCGATCCCAGATGATCTGTGAGGATGAGTACATCGGTGAGGTGACCGCTACGGCGACTGGTTTTGCAACCGTCGCGTATCCGTGTAACCCGGGCCAATCAGGGACGTTTCCTTGGGGCTCGAAGATCGCTGCGCTGTACGA